CAAGAACTTAGGGATGCTGACAATGAGTTTATGGTTCAAAAGGCTAAGACTAGACAAGAAATAGAAAGAGCAAGATTAATAGCAGAAGATGAAACCAAAAGCGCACAAGAAAGGCTTGATAATCTTAAAAAAGCATTAGAACTTGAAAAAGAAACTACAGAACAAGAAGTAGAATTAGCAAAAGAAAGAGCAGAAATTCAAAAGGCAGAAATGCACTTGAGTGAAAACATGGCTGAAGATGAGCAGGAACTAGCTCAATTAAAAGCAAGATTAGTAGAAACTGAAACAGCTTCTATTAAAATGAGAAGAAGGGTAATAATGGAAGTAAACGCATTAGAGAGAGAAATAGCTGCAGAAGATAAAGCTAGAAGAAAGGCTAAACTAGATGCCATTAAAAAAGAAGCAGAAGCAGCAAAAAAATTAGCTGATACTCAATTAGCTCAGGCTATGTCATATTGGAACGCACAACTAAAACTTGATGAAGATATAACTAAGCTAACTATAGATAATGAAAAAGAAAGAACTAGAATCCTTTTAGCTATACAACAAGAAGCAGAAAATAACTCTATAACTAGTATGAAAATATCTGATGATGAAAAATTTAAATTAAGACAAACGCTTAATAAGAAATATGATATTTTAAGAAAACAAAATGATGCTAATGAAAAATTGAGCCAGGATCAGCAATTATCAATGGCATCCAATACTGCAGGAAATCTATCCACTATATTAGGACAACAAACAGAAGCAGGGAAGGCTATGGCAATTGTTCAGACTACTATTGACACTTACAAAGGTGCTCAATCTGCTTATTCTTCTTTTCAACAATTACCACCACCACTCGGCCCTATTCTTGGTGGTGTTGCAGCTGCTGCTACTATTGCTATGGGTTTAAGAAATATAGCAGCAATAAAAGCAGCAAGTCCTGAAGGAGCTCTGAGTTCTGCACAACAGCAAACCAATATATCAGCAAGAGCAGGTGCTTCAGCTCAAACACCTTCACCTGAAATGCTAAGTGGTGCATTTACTTTAGGTGGTGGACTAGCACCTGAACCTGCAAGAGCTTATGTTGTGAGTGATGATATAACAAATAATCAAAATAAACTTGCTATTATAAGAAGGAGAGCAACAATATAAAAATCAAATAAATAATCAATTAATATATTATATAATATGCCATGTAAAAAATGTAAAGATGGAAAAGTAAAATGGGGAAACACAGGAGAGTGTAAGTACGATACTATTGCTGAATGTGAAGAAGCCAATAAAGACTATTATGAAGAAATGAAGCCAACGAAGATTGTTGAATTATTAATAGATGAATCTTCAGAAGAATTAGCTATTGATGCCATTAGTTTGGTGACTGAACCTGCAATACAAGAAAACTTTGTCTACATGAGTAAGGCTAAGAACAATCTAACTTTAGCTAAAGTAGATGAAGATAAAAGAGTTATAATTAGCCCTGCATTAATACCAAATAAGCAGATATTTAGATATGATCCTAATACGGATTCAGAATACTATGTATATTTTAGTCCTGAAACAGTACGCAGAGCAAGTGAATTATACTTAAAACATAATAACCACCATAAAGCTACATACCAACACCAAGATAGAGTAGCAGGAGTTTTAACTACTGAGAGTTGGATAATAGAAGACCCTAAAAAAGATAAGTCTAGCCTTTATGGTTTTGATTTGCCTAAAGGTACTTGGATGGTTAAACTAAAAATATCTAATTCTGAATTATGGAGTAAGATAAAAGATGGAGAATTGAAGGGGCTTTCAATTGAAGGGTTTTTTACTAATAAGTTTGAGGGTATGCAAGATAAAGAACCTACAAGCAAAGAAATCTTAGAAGCTCTACATGAAATCATTATAGAAAATCAAAAATCAAACAAATAGAATAAGATTCTATTATATTATACAACTCACTTACTTTAAAAAAAAATTACTATTATGGATATTAAGGAAAAAATACTATTAGCTCTAGGACTAGAAAGAGAAAAAGAAGTCAAATTAGGGTGGCAATCAAAAACTGAAGATGGTACTATTTTAGTATCAACTGCAGAAGAATTAGAAAATGGTGTAGATATTAGCGTTCTAACAGAAGATGGAACAACGATATTATTACCACCTGGTTCTTATAAAACTGATACAGGTCTAACTATAAGAATTGAAGAAGAAGGAATCGTAGCAGAAGTTATAGAATCTGAAACTGAAGAAGATGATACAGTTGAAGAAGAAATGACTGAAGATTTAGCTGAAGAAGATAAAGAAGATTATGAAGAAGAAGATGATGATAGAAAAGAGGAAGCTGATGTAGCTGATTGGAAAGGAATGGAGAAAAGAATTCAGAATTTAGAAGATGCAGTTGCTGACCTAAAGAGAGACAAAGAAGGTGGTGATGATGAAGTAGAGGAAATGACTGAAGAAGTAGTAGAGAAGCCGAAGTCTATTAAGAAAACTGAAACAGTTGAATTTTCAGCTGAAGATGAAATTAATAAACTTAAAGAGGAGAATGAAAAACTTAAAACTGAGTTAGCAGAAAGTCCTGCAGATTCTCCAATTAATACAAATAAATTTAGTGCAGATAAAATAGCATTGTCAGCAAGAGACTACAAAAAATTATCTAAACGCGAAAGATTTTTATATAACTTAAATAAATAATAATTAAAAAAAGAAAAAATTATGGCATTTAATGTAACATCAAACTATGCAGGTAAGGCAGCAGGATTCTATATTTCTGCAGCACTTAAAGAAGCAACAAGTTTAGACTACTTAACTATGATTGAAAATATCAAGTACAAGTCTAACATTCAAAGACAAGCAGGAAGCTCAGTTGTAAGAGACGCTACTTGTGACTTTACAGATCATGGAACTTTAGCTCTAACTGAGAAAGTTCTAGAACCAAAAAATTTACAAATCAATCTTGATCTTTGTAAAGCTAACCTATTAAGTTCTTGGGAAGCTATGCAAATGAGAGCAGGAGCAGGTGCACCACCTCCACCATCTTTTGATGACTATGTTATCTCTTATATGGGTGAGATTATTGCACAAGCAACTGAGAATTCTATTTGGGAAGGTGTAACAGGAACAAACGGAGAGTTTACAGGATTCTTAGGAGCAGCTGTTGGTTACTTATTACCAGGAGTTGATGGTACTGTAATTCAATCTACTGCTTCAGGTGCTTATACTGCAGCTAACATTATAGCAAACTTACAGACTTTAACAACTGATATGGCTACTAGTACATCTGCTATTTTGCGTAAAGAAGATTTACATATTTACATGAATCCAAAAACTTACGCTTTCTATGTGTCTGCAGTATCTACATTAGGATATGTTAATGCTTACAATATGAACGGAGAATATGAGCCAGTATTTGAAGGATATAAAATTGCAGTTTGTCCTGGTATGGCTGATAACCAATTAGTAGCAGCTGAGAAGTCTAACCTTTTCTATGGAACCGACCTATTAAGTGATAGTACTAGAATCGTTTTAATGGATATGAGTCAGCTTGATGGTTCAGATAACATGAGATTAGTAGCAAGGTACTCAGGTGGAGTTCAAACAGGAGTAGGAGCAGATATAGTAAGACAATCATAAAACAATTACAAGAAGTGGGTGCTTCGGCACTCACTCCTTTAACTTTTAAAACTTAAAAACAATGGCGTGTACAGCTTTAACAAAAGGTAGAGGACTTGATTGTAATAGAATATCAGGCGGAATAAAATTTATTTATTTTGCTGTTTATGACCAAGTAACTTCAATACCAACAGCAAATGGTGAAATTACTGATTTAGAAATGGGTTCTAATAGTCTATATAGGTACACAATGCCACTTGGTGTTGCTAGTCTTACAGATACTATTACAGGCTCAAGAGAAAACGGAACAATTTTTTATACACCTACAGTAAATGTTATACTTAATAGATTAACTAAAGAGGATCAGAATCAAATTAAACTATTAGGTCAAACTAAACTTATCATATTTGCACAATTAAACCAAACAGTAACAGCTACAGGACATGATGTTATAGTGTGTTTAGGTAGTGTTAATGGAATGGAATTAAATGCAGGTACTATGGATAGTGGAGCAAGTTTTGCGGATAGAAATGGGTACACTCTAAGCTTTGACGGCTTAGAACAACAGCCTTTCCAATTTGTACCAGACTTTACTACAAATCCATTTGACAATGGTGGGTTTACATTAGGTGGTGTAGTATCATCTTAGAATTTAATTAGTAGTTTTCATATATTCTTGGATTAGAGGGCTTATGCCCTCTTTTCTTTTGTTATAACAAATAAAAACAAAGTTTTTCTATTATATTACATACAAGGACATTATGATACAAGCTATTACTGAATCTTCATTCACTTTCTATATAAATACAGAAGCAAATCGTATTAATACTTTGGTTAGTTCTGATAAGATAAGATTCTTAATGAAGTTTACTAATGACATGGATAAGTCAGTTCAATATGCTTATTCAACTATTCATTTAGTCAATGATCGGTTTACTAAAATGTCATTTACTTATAATACTACTCCTGATGTATATACAGGTGCTACTAAACTACTACCTGCAGGTTATTATAAGTATGAAGCCTATGAAGTTAGTTGGACTGGTGCTGTAGCTATAAGTGCAGGTAATGCTCCAGTAACTGAAGATGATGTATTACCTGTTGCTCCTACTCATGGAATTGTACAAGGGTTAGTGGCAATAGGCAAGATGAATGTAACAGAAAAATCAGGAACGCAGCAAGTTCAATATACACAAAGAAATGAACCAAGTGGAACTAACTACATTTGGTACGGACAATAAAAATAAAAAAAATTAAAAATGGCAATAGAAAACGTACAACAATTACTAACAGAGCAACTAGGTAAAAATGGTGGAACTGAAATCTTTACAACTGCAGCACAGACATCTAAAGACTGGTACTGTGTTTATTTTCCAGTTGAAAGCGTAGTAGCTTCAATAGCAGTTGCAGATGCAACAGGTGAAGCTGCTTTACAAACTACTTTACCAGCAGGAACAACATTATTAATGAACGTAACTGCAATAACTTTAACTAGTGGTGTTGGAGTAGGTTATAGTGAAGGTATAACTACATAAAATATGCTAACATTAAAATTAGGACATAGCCTATCTAATATAAGAGGTGGAGATGCTTATAAAAATGTTTATTCTTTAGACTTTGATGGAGTAGATGACTTTGTTACTATGGGTGATTCTAATACATTTAGCTTTGGTGATGGTACAGATGATAACCCTTTTAGCTATTCCTTTTGGATCAATGCTGTAGATGTTACTAACTCAGGACTTATTGTTAAAGATGCTCTTGGTAATGAAGAATACCATGCTCTAGTAAGTAGTGGTAACAGATTTAGATTTAGGCTTTATGATAATAGTACAAATGGCTATATTCAAAGTCAATTAAGTGCAACAAGCAATACTTGGGAAGGAAGTTGGCAACATCTAGTATGCACTTATGATGGTTCAGCTTCTGCAAGTGGT